TTGGGAAAAAAGAAGAGTTTAAGGAAATTTTGGCAATTTTAAGAAAGCAGAATCCTGATAGGATAAGGGTTCTGTGAAATTTGTCGTGTACAGAGCCAAATTTAGTAAACCCTTGAGCCGCAGTATAGTTGTTGTATGTCGCCTCTGCTGTTAGTTGAAACTCCCAGGCAAAAGTGTCGTTAGGTACAGTTGCGGTCGCATACTGCGTCAAAGTATTTATATCTGTGATTGTACCTGCCGCAATATCAGCAGTATGACCAACACAAATACCGACTCTATTTCGGTAATTAGACACCGCTTGAAAAACTAAACGAACATATAGATCAGATTCATCTAAATTCTTCATTTTATAAAGATGAACATATGGTTGTTCATATAACAGATCCCAACCTAGTGGGGCAACTCTTGTGGTAAATCCACCTGTAATTGAAGTTGGTGCATCATCAAGCGTAAATGTCACTGTATTTGTCGCAACAGAATCAATCCAAAATTCACCGCCATTGATTGATGACAGTGCGCCTGAATCGACTTTTAATACACGATCCGCAGCATAGCCATGTGCACCACCATAAGTCAGGGTAACTTGGCTGCCCGCAACAGCTACACTCGACACTGTCTGCACGTTATAACCTAATGCGAGCATCTTCTTAAAACGATCAGGAAAAAGATTTTTTGAGCCTGAACAAAAATCCAAACCTGTATCCGAAAAATCAAGTAATTTAGTTTGTGTTTGCTTCATCAATCAACTCCCCATAAATAGTTTCATTCTTCCAGTAACCCTTGGCATCGTGCCATTTCTTGTATTCTTCAAAGAAAATAGACGCATCCTTATTCAGTTCAGCAACACAAAAGTCAACGATCCAGTCCATGACATTTTCATAAGATAGACCTGATCGCTCAATACAAAACGCCTGGAATTTTGGCAGGTGAATCAGGACCTCCCATCGAACACCACTGGTATCCGATCCGAAAGCACTATCATTAATCCCAATAACGCCTACGCCCTGGGTAGGTGGCTTTTTTACAGGTACTAAATCCTCAAAACCCTGAGCATTTACACCCTGAGCCTTAGGTTTTTCCATACCTGCTGCACGTGCAGCTTCCATTTCCGCTTTGGTACGTCGCTTGCGCTTTGGTTTATCTGGTGCTTGATCGGCCATCGAGGGAGAACTCCTAAAATATCTAAAATAAATGACTTACCGCCTGATTTTGCCAAACGGTAAACGTAAGCCTTAAACCTTGAAGATTTTGTTTGTTCCGTTATCCCAGGTAACAATAATGTCACCGCCATTCGGTGTGATCGGCAAACCGGTGGCCGTATCAATGAATGCAATTAGCGGTGAGGTTGCTTCGGTACCACTATCCACATAGATGATGATTGCTTCAATCGATGCACCAGATACCGCAGTGAAGGTAATGTCTGCTGCATCCGCTGCACCGCCAGTTGTGCTTTTTGCAGTCAAGGTCACTGGACCGGCAATACGCGCTGAGGTCGGAATATCGGACAAGTATTGGTGTACTGCGGTTTGTGCGGTATATGCTCCTGTATCCACCAGGATCACTTTGATTACGTCACTCATCCAGTTAATCTGCGCTTCAAGGAAACGCTGACGAGCAAAGTCATAGAGGGTATTTGCCATGATTAATTATCCAAATAATAAAAACATGGCTTTATGATGGGAAAGTAGGGCTAGATTCGACCAACCCTACACGGGCCTTAGGGGGTTATGGCCAGAAAGGTGTGACATGATGTTCAAAATCCTCTCGAACCTCACGACGTAAGTTGCTATCAGGCCGATCACCAAAGTAGTCAATAAACTTGGCTTCAGCAATTGCTGCCCGGTTTGGGTCCATAAACTCGGTATCTGGAATGCTGAATGCTTTATGCAATGCCCATTGCACCAAGTGTGCATGATGTGCCTGATTAATTTCAGGCTGATCCGTATCCTCTACCATATCAACAAGTGGTAAACGATAGCCTTCAATGATCAAGGTACCGTCTTGTTCAGGACGTGGTACCAGACGCAAACCTGTGTCAGATTGAATGGCATGCTCTGGATCACCGATTCTCGTACGCCAGTTGCTATGGTAGCGATGACTGAGTACTTCTTCAGAAGCCAGTTTGACTTCATACTCAAAATGGTCATGACCGAGGCTGAAGCGCAAATGCGTCAATTCATAGATACGCGGATCAAGTGGGTACTGTGCCTGCCCTGCTGTAATTTGAATACGGCAGATTGTGGCATCTTCTGCTTCATGCAAAAGACGACCACGCATACAGGCCTCATGAACTGCGTCATTTAGCCATGCATCCACATCTTCATCACTGGTGAAATATGGTTGTATCGAATCACCGGCTTCCACACGAAATCGACGACGCAGTTCTTTTAAGTCCATAGTTAGAGAGCTCCAAACTGACGTACTTTCTCAATCGCTTTATCTTTCAGCTCATCAAGCTTGAATGAGTTAGGATTTACCTTTTCACCGTAGTTCGCCTCGATGTAATCTGTCACAGCCTTTTTGGTACCGAACTGTTTGATCGATTCAACCTCATTGAAAATTCGATCCTGTTCCTGCTTCAGCTTGTCCTGTTCGGCCTTTTGCTGTGCCAAAATTGTATCAGTATCATCCAGACCTTCTGCTGCAGGTGCATCACCTGCTTCTACTTCTTTGAATTCAGGATGACTCAGGAACTGCTTGGCAAAGTTGCTTGGTACCGTACGTGGCTGGCCACAGTTAAATACCAGCTTGGTGCCGTACAAGTTGTCTGTGAACTGGTCTTTCGGCCCGTCATAGACAATAGTCACACCTGCTGTTTTGACTTGCGCTGCTGCCGCTGCACCAATTGGCTGAGTCTTTTGAGCTGCAACCTGTAACTGTAATTTGACCAGTTCAGCATTCAATTCAGATACATCATCAGGATCAGGCATGTCTTTAAGCAAAGTCACTACTGCTTTAAACAAATAGTCTTTGGTTTTCTGCTCTGCAGGTAACTGCTCATACGGCAGGATGCAAGGATGGGTTTTCTTTTCCAGATCCTTTTCTTCACCATAGACCCAGCCATCGGTTTCTTTCTGTGCCAGCCATGATGCATGTGACTGTTCTGGCGTAGTATCAGGATTTTCCAAATGCAGTTTTACGCCGTACTCAATACTTTTTTTTAGTTCTTCTGAGGTTTCTTCCCAAGGCAAATGAGAGTGATCACCCAGTGATGCAGAATATGCCAGATTAATACCGTGTGCGATTGAAGCAATTAAAGCGATTTTCATAATGATTCCTCATGCGAAATATAAAAAAGGGATGGTGACTCGCTGAAAATCATCCATCCCATAAACTTCATGTTTTTATACTTTTACTTAACGTGGGCCAGTCAATTCACCAGACACCACAATCTTGATGTCCGATGCTTTGGCATTGGCCGCCCCACCAGTGGTGAGTGTTAAGATCGCAGGCTTTGGTAAAGTCACCAACTTGGTACCGGTTGCACGTAAACGCGCTGCGGTCGCCAGTGCACCACCATTAATAAAGTACGCTGCATCCTGCGGCACTTCTGTTGAGTCCACACCATCAGCATATTTAAAGCCCAGTGAACCAGTCACAGCTTCGGTCATTGCTGTATTGATCAGCACCTGTGCATCATCCAGCCGGAAGCCTACTGGCAATAAACCCAACTCGATTACATCACCTGAAGCCACTGCCACATCGGAATTTGAATCCAATACTGCGCCTGCCGCATTCGTAGCCAATGAGAAAACAAAGGCTGTCACGTTGCCGTATGGCACTGCACCACCGAAGCGATTCACAAATCCGCTTTTACGTTTAATTGTCGCCATGAGTTAAATACTCCTAAATTTTAACGGAGGGCCGATCACTCAGCCCCGTTTCAGCCTTAGCCCTGGATTTTCACTACGGTATCAACCGCAATCACACCATGATCGGTGTACTGCATGTTGCTACCATCGCCATCCACATCGACATCAAAGCGGATTTTCTTCACGCCACGAATTGTTCCGATCAAAAGCTCAGCCTTATCGCCATGATCCAGATCACCCTTTTCAGACCAGAAGTAAGGCACACCCGAGGTTTTATGTGCAGCAAATGCTTCTGCAAGCGCCTGACCACCCAAGATGATTGAACGATCCACCGCATGCGTTTTACCAAAGCTTGCAGGTACAAGCGCTGACGCTTCTGCTTCAGAGGTATAGCTCGTTGCATACTTGATTGCATTACCCGCAAAGAAGCGGATGGCATGTGACATTTTGCGGATCAGGAAACCATTCCAGATACCTACATCACCACGGAACAACGGATGCAACTTGGCATTCGATGCCCGTGCTACCGCATCAGCTACGAACTGACGGAAGTTTGGCTGTTTTGCGAACCAGTTATACTGTGCTGGAGATACTAGCCATACACGTAATGGCGAATCTTCCGACCCATCATCACCTTCAACCTTAATACACGGTGGCGGTAGGATCATGTCATCCAACACCTGCTTCATTGAATCCACAGTGTCCAGTGTGAACAGGTCTGTAGTTGCCAAAGATGCTTCACCAGCATTGGTGGTGAATGATTTAACGCCTTGGCCATCAACCATGAAGTGACGGTTTTTGGTAGGTGCCAAAACCTTGTTCACCATAATTTTGGCAAACTTCGGATCTTCCTCAGTTGGGATTGGCCATTCCACGTTTTTAACGAAACCACGTGCACCACACAGATGAACTAAAAGAGACATATCGCTATAGCGATCCATCAGATCCTGTGCGATTGGACGACCCATACGACGAAAATCTACTGGTGAGCGGATCTGCGTCATGACGTTACCCAGATCTACAGGGAAACGTGCCTGGTCTACACGCAGACGATCTTCAACGATCGACATGCCGACACCGCGACCTTCAGCATATTCACTACCCATGATCGGATAAGCGTTTACAGGCTGGATCAGGTTATAGGTAACTTCATCACCTAGGCCTTTACCCAAGTCTTGAACCCGTACAATCGGCATGTGTTTAGAGGTTTGTTTTTTAATGGTCGCTTCTGCACTACCTTCACCTTTTGGCATTGGGCCAACCAGGTTATTCAGTGTGCTTTTACGGCGTAAGCTTTTTGCAAAGAGTCCAACGGACTGTTGCATCATATTGGTTTTATCGCCGTATGCGGCATGGGTTTTATCAGTCATGGTATTCTCCACTAACAAATTTATGCACGACGGCTCATGTACGCTTCGACTTGATCAGGGGACCAGTTCTCCATTTCTGCGAGAAGTTCAGGCCCACTCAAATTCGACAAACGTTCATCAGCGGATAATGCTGCAGGTGAACCTGCAGGTAGATCCGTCACGCTGTGCGGTACTTTGGATGGAGCGTTCTGTACAGCTTGCTTGGCTTTCTCCACCATGGCCTGTGTTGGCGCTGGTGTATCAACCTTTGGACTGACATTGTTTTGGGACTTGTACAAACTTAAGAGTTCAACCACCTGCTCAGCATTACCCTTATTCAATACATCGTCATAGGCACTGCGTATAAAGCTTGGTTGTGCATCTTTCCATGCCTGAAATTCTTGCGATTCTGGAATCGATTCATAGTCAGGATGTGCAGATCCAATATAAGCAAAGTGTTGCTGTTCCGCACTCAGCTGTTGCTGCTGCTTGAACGGTGCAAGGGCTGCATCCATCATGCTCTGCACTTGTGCAGATACACGCTGGCTCACCAGTGCTTCAACTCCTTTGGCAATCGCTTCTTCGGAGAAGTCACCAAACAAGGCCATCACATCGGCATTGTTTCCACTTGCCTCAATGACTGCCTCTGCTACAGCTGCATTCTGCTGTGCGACCTGAGTGTTACCAGGTGTCTGCTGTGCTGCTAACTGTGCAGTGAGTTGTTCCACTTGCTGCTTATACTGCTGTACTTGTTCACGGGTTTCTTGTAGTCGTTCAAAAGGAATGGTGTGTTTTCCATCCTTGGCTAAGACCACAGAATTTTCCGCATTTTCTTCAACTGGTGGTGTTGGTTCAGCGGCCGGTGGTGGTTCCACTGGTTCTGACGGTGCCGGTTCAGGTGAAGCTGTCCCTGCATCTGCTTTTACATCTTCTGGTGTAGTGGCTGGCACACTACCTGTTTCTGCAGCTGGTTCTGCAGTCTCGCCAAATAGCGCAGCTTCTAATAAGCTTGCGCCCAGATTCTGTTGATCAGCATCCGCGTTAATGTCTGTCGTTAAATGCTCTGTATTACTCATGCCTTTCCTGCCACTTATCGCTGTAGCCGCATATAGGTGAAGTGCTGACTTTTAAGAGTCGCTTGCTGTCGATTGCTCAACGTAGGCTTGAGTATTTGGGATGTGATATGAAGTGGTCGAACCCTACACGGGGGCAATAGGTAGGCAATAAAAAAGCCACTAATTAAGTGGCTTAAGTATATTCTCAAAAAAAAGCCCACCCTTGGGGAAAGGTGGGCAAAAAAGGGTAAGAACCCACAGCGCTATTTGGAGCATGTAACAGGACTCGAACCTGTATAAACGGAGTTGCAGTCCGCTGGCTAATCCACCTCACCCATACATGCATAAATTCCCTTTGATCGGCTCAGATAAGGGTGATCTGATTCAAGGTAACAACAAAAACCCGCCTAAACGGTTATTTCTTCAATTAAGCGTCTCCCGATACTTAATTCCAGAACTGTTGAATGCACGGTATTTTTATAAATGCGCCAGGATCGCGCTTCCCATCTCCACAATATGGATTATCCATTCCTGCCGAAGCCTGTCTGGACTGTGCAAACGCCACCGTTCTAATGGCACTCCAAAATATCTGGCCCTGAGCGTAGGAGTCGAACCTACTGTGCATTGCAACTTGAGGGAAGAAGCAAAAGCACACACACCGCCTGTGGCCAAGGGTAAATGCCGTCTTTCCGAGCTGTCAGAAAACCTCTTTACGGTACTAAACACATCGGGAATAGTCCTTATCGGTCAGCTTTCGTTTTGATTGACAAGCGCACGGTACAAACGATTTCTTGTGGTTCTGCTTTCCCTGCGGCTAACCCCAGTTGCTACTTGCATCACTCCACCACATCAGCTGTGGATTCAATCAATGTGCTCGTCTTTCCGAACCGTCAATGGAGATTAAACAAACTCTAGTTTGCTTACCGAACGATGCTCACCACCACCCGATATATTTATAGTAAGTCGCCGGTTTACGACGACTTGTATAAAAAAAACACAAACAGATCAAAGTGGTAAATATTTTAATTGCTCAACAAAAAACTCGAAGGTTTCCTGCTGGATCGTTTCTGATTCATTGTCGAATAGCAGACTATAACGGTCATCGATACGACGGAATGAGAACGGAATACTATCGGCTGTCATGCGGTACAGATCAATTGCAAGTGCATCGTATGACTCATGTTCAATAGTGAACTCAGTATCATCAGTCCAGCTATTCAGGAAGTTATCGAAGCGTTGTGCCAACAGCCCTTCCTCTGCATCCAACCAGTGCGGCTCATCTTCCTGCTTTGGCTGGGTTGCAATGGCCACAGCTATAGCCATGGACAATGCTGATAATTTGAATTGTGGTGCACCAATAGTGCCGACATTGTTATGACTCATCTGTGCTTGGTGCCTCCGCTTTATCTAATAGATTTTGATACTTCTGGCGCATTTCAGGGTTGGCATTACGCCATTCTTCCCATGATTCATGAGTAAGCACATGCTTCAACCATTGAGGATGTTCCTTATCCTTTTCAATTGGCTCATGCTGACAGTGATAGAAATAACCATCTTCATCAAAGACAGGCATTTCAGTTAAGCCGTAAGACTCAAGCTGCTCTTGCTCCTCCTCATCATCCAAAGCTTCCTCAAACTCATCTTCAGAGATCAAAGTACATAGATCGGCATGCTCTGCACAGTAGAATCCACCGCATGAATTGGGATGATCCTGATTACCGCAGCACACATAACCCATACCGCGATCAATCTCATTCTTGCAGCCGGGATGATCACAATAAGCATGCATGGCATAACCTTGGAACCTAGTATTCTTATCACTGTAATAAACTGAATATCCCATGTATTACTCCTTAATCCATTTGAGAGTGGATATAGCAGTCCACACCTTTGGACTTTAGATAGTCCTTAGCTGCTTCAATACCGACTGTATTTTTATCGCCTTGGCCATATGAGCGGCTTATTACAAAAGCACCAGCATACGACCAGTGCTTATAACAATTGATTCCAGCATTTTTCAAAGTTGATTCTCTTACGCCTTTCAGCCCACAGATAACCACTTTGTCTAAGTTCGCAGTTCCACCATCATTAGTCTTATCTGCGGCCTGCTGACCGATGGACAATGCCTCATCGATCAGCTTTTTGAGTTCTGAGTACTTACTCAACACTGCACCCATTCATTTTTATAAGCAATTTCTTTAAGTGTGCGGATCGCTGCTGCAAATGCCACTTCTTCAGTAATGCCATTCGCTGTGATTTCTGGCGTAGGCTCTGGTGCAGCATGTAAAGATATCGTGCACGTCCAATAATCCTGCTGATCACTGGTAACAGCCCAGACATATGCAAATGCCACAGGGCCTACATACTTAAGCACCTGCTGTGTTGGGATGTTTTCCCAAGGGAACTCAGGTAGTAGATCGCCTAAACCACGATTCGATGCTTCTGTTAAAGCATCTGAAGACGCTGTATCACAATTGTTTGCACATTTTTGAGCGCTTGAATTGACTTTGATATCATTAACGGATCCACCGAGTTCTTTTGCTAATCGCGTTACAACCAATTCATGCAAGCCATAAGACTTAATATGGCGATTACCGAGACATTCCCGCAATTGTGCAATGAGATTTGGATCGGTGAAGGTTGAGCTATAACCAACCGCTGATCCTGAGCAAAGTTTCGATCCTTCCTCTGACTCTGACGGCTCTTTAGGTTTAGGATCTTCTGGCAGAACTTCACCTAATTCAGCCTTAGGGCTTTCACGTGTACTACATTCCATCATCGGATTACGGTACAGGTTATAACCTTCCAGTTCCCATAATTTATCCTGAGCCTTCTGAGCCGCTTCTTCTTGTGCATACTTAATACCAAGCGACACATCAAAGTTTTCTTTTGACACACAAGCGGTATGGCCAGTTGCTAAATAGAAATCACCATTTAAAAATGCATGAGCGAATGTAGAGGTCGTACCTTCAGGTTGCTCAAAGACGTATTGCACACGCTTCATCATTTCCTTGATCTGATCAAGTGTGACACGTGGAGCTTCCAAACCTTTGTCTTGAATCTCTTGTTCCATCTGTTCATCTGTATGTGACATGAATGTCTCCTGGTGGATTATTTGTGGTGATCTTTAGAGTTAATGTCTTTGATATATGCATGCTCCATCAGGTACGACGCAGCCATGATAATCAGTGCGCAGATCGTCAATGAAATGACGACCGCAGCAAGACCGAGGCGTTCCGTGTGATAGAGAATTAATGAAAAGATCAGCAAGCTGAGAAGGATCAGAAGAATTATTTTTTTCATATGCATCATCATCTCAAAGACTATGTAGATGATGATGCTGTTATGGTTTACGTCATGCTGTATAAAAATCAGACGAATAGTTGAGTATTACTTTTCCCACATCACGATCTTCTTCAAATCACTCAACTTGTAATGCGTATGCTTGTTATGCACACCAACAACAAACTTGTCTGCATAGAATCCCTGTGTATTCGTATGCTCTGAATGTTCATCCACGTAATACAAACACTGAGGATCCTTAGGTGCAGCATTCAAAATACGGATCACACCTGCATGACCGGTTTTGTTTAAAAACGTTCGAGCCTGTTCAATATCCATAAAAATAGCCTCATCTGGTAATGAGGCTATTGTTTGGTACTGGGTTACGTTTAGGTGATTATTTATTAAGCTAAATAAATTACATATACTCATATTTTATAAGAGTCATGCAGGTTGCAAGTCACCACCTAAATCTAATGGTTTGTTTTGTGCATTGTGATTAATTGCATTTTTTGCAGCTTCTTTAGGTAAGCGCTTTGAACACATTGCATCATGCGACTCAATAGTGGCTCTAACTTGGTGAGGTCTAATATCAATACCTTCATCCAAAAAGACTCCAGAAATTTGATGCTCCTTGCACCCACCTCTATGCATCTCCATTATTCTATTCACATTACCCATATAATTAATGTGTTGATTCCAAGTTCTTTGTGACATGTGATCACCTTTAATAGTAGATTAAAAAACCTGTGGAACATTTTTTATATATGTTCCACAGAAACTGTTGCAATCTACCAATAGCATGAATTATTAGTTTGTAAAGCTTAAAAATAACTCATTATTGTAAATTATCACTGGTCCGTGCCGTCTCAATTCCTTGCAGCCCAGTAGAAGGCTGCTGTGGTACTGGAGGATTCATCGGACTGGTATTCTGCTGTACCTGCATATCGGCAATACCTTCACTGCCGATCTGTGCACCTTCCCCTTCTAGGTACGGTGAACGAATATCACGTGCTGCTACTTCACCAGGGATAGGTAAGTTCGGATCATCGCCCATTGGATTAGGTCGCTGATAACCTGCACCCTGCATGATATGGTCGGCAATTGGTGCCACCTGTGGAATCGTAGCGACCTGTACCGCACCTTGAACTGCACTGTATTGTGACTGAACGCCTGTCTGTACAGCTTTAGCATCCACCAACTTGATATCACTTTCTGTCTTACGCTCTTTCAAGCGCAATTCTTGCAGCTTGATCTCATTGCCAGATTCTTTCAGAGCTTGAGCCACTGCATCCTTAATACGTTGTTCCACTTCCTCAGGTGTCGGTGCATCCACTGCATCACGAATGCTTTGAATGATGTCACGCTTAAACGGCGTATCTGTAAGCGCAATAAGGTACGGTAGAATCGTCTGCTGAATATTTGGTGGCAACGACTTGGTAACTTCGGACAAGGCGGCAAGCTGCTGTGCACGGAATCCGCTGGTACTTGGCACATCCTCAAGAATGACTTTGATCCGGGTACGCTGTACATCATTGGACAGATAGGTATAACCCATTGGATCTGTCTCAGGCTTATTGATATGCACACGACGTTCTGCAGTAATCGCATCACCTTCAATCACCACGACTTCTTCCTTGCTGCCCAGGTCTTCTACAATCATGGAAAGCAATAACTCACCAACTTGGGTTCGAGATTCCTTGAAATGATCCATAATCTTGCGTAATGCCTGATTTGACTGATCAATCTGCAGCTGCTCTTGTCGTCCACTTGTTGCTGTACCCTGCCGACCTTGAAAGCCTGAAGTAATACTACTGGTACGTTCAATCGAGATCCGGCTATCTTCCAGCAACTTAAATTGATGTTGATTCAGTTCAAAGTCACGTTCAACTTCAAACTTTGCTCCAGTCTTGGCCATATGCTGCTGATTCAGTTCAATGTAGGCATCTGGACGTGCAATCTGCTGCATGATCTGGCCGCGTGTCATCTGAGATGCACCACGTGTTGTGGTCACACGTACCGAACTTAAACCCCAGCGCAATTTAGCCTGGGTTGAATTGATCAGGTCTTGGCTGTACTTCATATCTCGTACAAAGCCATATGGAATGCCGGTATTGTCCTCACGGAATCCTATGAACGGGACATATGGGAAACTTTCATGCGGATATGGTGTCGGCCCATCATATAGACAATGTGGTCCCATCCAATAGCTACGACGCATTTTAGCCACTGGTGCACGCTCAGGAATCGCATAACCATTTGCTGCAGCATAAATATGTGCTGGATTGCTTTCGTCAAACTCAACGATCCGGCCATCATCAAAACGCAACATGGTCAGCTCTACCCAACGGCGATACCATACTTCTGAGACATTAATCTCTTTAGAAGTCTGATCGAACCAGAAACGCTCGGTCTTAGACCAGGCTTGAGCATCTCCCCAGGCATTACGCAGACCGGTAGAGTTGCCACCATCAATCATGCTGTCATGCTGCCACCACAAAGCACCGTGCCGGCCAATCGTTTCAATCAGTTCTTTATGCTGAGGGAATGCAATCTTAAGACGCTGCGGATGTACCCAGCGATTACGACGCAACCAGCGTGCATCACTTAGGTCATCTTCCTGGGCTTTCATATCCCAATGAATTTCATTACGGTTCACTGCAACACAGCGATATGGATACTTGAGTGGATCTGCTTCACGCTTGACCTCAACCCAGCCGATACCACAGCCGATCATAGGCCTGAATGCATCACTACACGCTTTATCTGCCTTGGATAATCGCTCAGCCTGATTCAATTTATAGTTCAGTGCATCTGCAACATCTTGTCCACCAGGCTCACCATTGGGTGTCACACGCCAGTCTGTACGTGTTTCCAGCTCATGACCTTCAATGGCACGCAATGCAGGACCAATCATATTCTCAATGGCAGGAGGAATACCGATCAGCTTCATCCGGGTCAGTAATTCACTGTCCAGCTGGTTGCCGTCGGCATAGTCCATTTCTTTATCTGCAGTCGTACGCCAGTGTGGTTGCTGTTCTATCTCGTCATGGATCTCATTGAGCTCTTGAAGGTTCAATGCCATTTCATCTATAACTTCTGGCGTATCAGTCACTGAGTTTTCATCATTCTGCATGCTGCTACCTGTTCTACATTAGTCGCCAGTCGACTGGCTCATCGTTGTAGTTATCTTGGCGTTTTGGTTCATCTTCTGCGAACCCTACACGGCTCGTCATGTCTGCTATGTCTTCGATCATCCCTGCATCTTTGGCCTGTGCCCATTGACGCAAAGCATCGGCACCTTCAGAGCAGCCATTGGCCTTGTTAGGCTGATCAATAAAGCATTTATCTGCTTTGGAGAATTTCTTCTGATAGCCTTCAATACGCTCAATACCCAATTTGCAGCCATCTTTATCGAACCATGCATTTTTTAAATGCTTACGTGTGGACTGAATCCCATGGATCAGCTGGGTAATACGCGGCACAATGACAAAGTTATGACCTGGCAATAACTCTTCCAGCTGCTCCATAACAGACTTGTTAAAGTCACCTAAGCGCTGGTGTGCTGCATCATGTGGCAGGAAGTGGGTGTGGTAGATGTAATCGTGTGATTTGATCTCTGCTACATAGTGTCTTAGATCTTGGCCATGCTTCTCGTAGTAGCGAATAAAACGGTCTTGGCCATTCATGATCTGTTGGTACCAGATTGCACAGCCGTCGTGATTCCCGATATCCCAATAGGTATAAGTCGGCACATCCAACACTTCGATCTGGCCAATACCACCACGCTTACGCAGTGCCAGCATATCCTTGGCATAGTAGTTACCATCTTTGGCCACCTGGAATGCTTCATCCGGGAATGATGGATATTCCTGCCACATCTTGGCACTATCACCGCGAAGATCATTGTCCCGTGTCAGCACATACCAGGCACGCTGATCAGGATCGAGGCGCATCTTGATCCCCATTTTCTGGCGTACGATCAGCTCAACTTCATCCAGTTCTTCATGATCTCTGGCTGAGATAGTGACTTGAGTAGAATCAATCCGGTACTTGGGCTCTTGCCACCATGCATAGAAATGGAAGCGGTAATCCTTGGATGTGAGAATTTTACGGAGTAAGTAGTTGGTCTGTGCTGCCTGAACCATTGCATAGAATGAGCCGTTACGACCTTCCGCCGTGGATTCAATCACCAGCACACCATTGGTCGGTACTGTGGGGATCGAACCGGTAATAACCTCATCATCTTTAGCCGGATCACTCGCACAGATCTTACCAAACTCGGAAATCAGCATGCGGTGAATGGTACCGGAACGGAATGATGTCGCTACACGGATGCTCGATCCATTGTGTCCAAACTCAATTTCTGACTTGTTATAGGCTTTTAAAGGAAAGCGTGCTCTGATTTCATCTGGAAGGTTGTCGTAGGCAAACTTGATCTTGTCCTTAAAGATACTGAAAACCGTCGGCAAGTCCTGAGCGATAATGGCGCAGTTCTGGTTAGCATTGAACAGTGCATGATCTAGCCATAGGATACAGATCAGTGTAGTAAAACCGAGCTGACGTGCTTTTAAGATAATATTCCGGTGCCACAACCGGTTTAGAAATTTGATCTGTGCAGCGTTCGGTTTAAATGGCAGCTCAAATGTATCGGCTTCAATGACATTACCCAAGTCATCCTTGAAGTCATCACCCTTAATTTTGATCTTGTACAGGCAGCCTGAAAAAATACGCCATTGCGGGTCAGCAAGGCATCTTTCCAGTTCTTCCTTATTCGTGGGTAGTTCGGCTAAGTTGGTGTTATACATCATATAATCACCACTTTTGCACAACTATGGTGCACTTTTATTGCACGTACGCGCATGAAATGATTTTGATGTGGGGCGTTAGTCGTTCTATTCACGTAGCGTCCCCATTTTCATTATCGAACTCAGGGTCATGTGCTACAGGCTGGAATGTGGATGAGTTGCTTTGTGCAATTCGATTGATCAATGCAGTCAGGTCATCAGCTTTTTCTTCTTGTTTTTTATCTAAGCCATAGGCTTGCACTTCCAGACCAATCAAAGTCTTGAGCGTGTCGCCCAAATCTTTCATCGACTTCACTCGGTTCGGCAGCTGGATGATCTTCATGTACAGGTCATTTAACTTGTCCTGGCCTTTGTCATCTTCCTTACGCATGACATCACCGAAGTCATAAAGCAGGTTGGCGTTCTCAATCCCGATCATGTGTTCCAGTTCATCAAACAGACCCATGCACAATGAGCGTGCACGTTGAATATCTTTGCGCTGATTTAATTGGATGCCGGCAATGAGATTGGCATTCGCATCGATGGTTTCTTTTTCTGTGGCCTTATATTCAGGTGAGTTGCGTACCTCAGTGCGTACCACCTGAGTGCGTACTATTGCTTCTGCTTTTGCGTGAATTTTTCCGTTTAAATCGCGGGTCCATTCTTGGGTTTTTGCACGCTTGCGAATAGCGCCATCAGATACGCCAAAGGCTTGTGCTATCTGCCTTATAGACTGCACACCTGCACGATATTCGATTTCAATACGTTCCCAATCAGGAGCTGTTTTCTTCTCTGACATCACACCACCTTTGCTTACAAGGTGATGATGGGAGTGCGCAGTGCGTACTGTCGAACCCTACAGTTTTACGCAGTGCGTACGGTGGGCAGATGTTCCATGGAAAGATATAGGCATTAAAAAACCCTCAGTTGAGGGCTGTTTGTTTTTTCTTATATTTCTTTTTAAATCGTTTTTCCAGTGTATCTTCTGGGCATTTTCCCTCGTATCTAAAGCCGCAGTCACCACAATCAATTACTGAAACCTGCATTTCTCTGCAACTATCAATAGATAATCCATCTTCAGACTGGCATTCAGGGCAGATTCCAATTGGATTTACATGATTGTATTCAGGATATTTATCTTGATCCGAATATTCATAACAGTTTGGATGATGGTCCCTAGGTGAGTCAGTTCTTACAGCAGCACAATTTCTACAGAAATTAACAACCTCTGAACTGCAAATAAGCATTGCTTTATTTCTTTCGTAAAATAAAACAAAATCTTTTGGATCGACAGGTTTAGGAAAATATTTTCTGATATCCATGGGTCTGTCACGCCAGTAGCGATACATTATCCCTCTCTTACGAAAATAATATTCAAAATTAATTTTATGCATATAAGATGTGGTTGCCTTAAGCGACTTACCTACATTTATATTATTAACAATAAAATCCCCATCCGAATTAAAATCTATTTTCCAATCCTTTTCAGCACGAAGGATAAAAGACTCACCTCTGCACATTACTGCAAGAGTGTCCCTTAAATTGGCTATTTGTACAGCGATATATCCCATTCTTATTCCCTCTACTTGTAGTTTTTCAGGGTGTATGTATTTGCCAAATCAAAGCCTAGTTGTGGATCAGTGACTTTTATGTGCTTGTCATTAACAAGTTCATAGTAATAACCATCATTAAGGTCTCTATGGAAAAGTCGATCCTTACCCAATTCTTCTGCATAAAAGAAATACCAGTCAGGTGAAATAACTTGTGGCTTACTAAAGAAATGCGTCACGATCTGCTGCCCAAGGTTATTAAATACATGTAGAGTCTTTATATATATTCCATGCTCGTGTCGAAGCGGTTGGCCAGTGTGAACAGCAAAGATGGTTAATGGTACCTTGGGTGCGTTTGGATCTAGCAGTATCCAGACGCATGACTGTCCATCACTCAGCTCAATATCCAATACCTGAGCACCTTCTGATACTTCAAAAGTTTGCTCCCATGCCTGAGTGACAGGAAATTTATGTACTACTTTCATCAAACAGGCCTCCTTGAATTTTATCCTCATGGATCCGTTCAATGCTTTTAGCCAGTTTACTAACCTGAGTAGCAATATTATTGGTGACATAGTTCATACTACGACCCATTTCAATATTGCTGTATTGCATAGCATCACTGACCATTAGACAGCCAAAATCACGTGCTTCTTTAGGTGTTAAAGTCAAAACAATATCATCACCAATTTCAATCTTTACCGTACCATCATGAAGCACTGTCTTGGTAATCATGCGTGCAGGACGATGCTGTTGCACAGGCATATAAACGCCACGCTCTACACGATTTACTTGGTTTGTATCCACCAGATAACTTAAACGATCATCAATCTGGCCGCGGGAAAGATGTGGCAGTGCAATTTGTAAGGTATCACGTGTAATAAGTTGCCCCTGGTTATGCAGATCAATACATGCTTCATAGATCATGATCGTTGATGACTTCTTTTCATCATTCTGTTCTGCGTCCGTATGTCTCTTGCGCTCAGCCATGGTATTCCCCTTAAATCAGATCAAGATCAAGCACAGTGAGCGTGCCGTAGTGCACTGCGCCTGTATCAATGAAATAACAGTTATGGCGTTTAACCAGTTGCGGTGAAACGCTATGCCCCAGTATTACTGCATGAACATTTTCAACCGCTGAATACTGAGTTCCTTCCCAATCCCCGAAACGATCACGGCCCCACATTACGTGATCTGCTACATGACGACCTTCGATTACTGAATTTAAGTCGTTTTTGAAGTTGTCCCAGTTGTTGTGTTCAATATGGCCATGCACAAAACCAAAACGCTTGCCCTTATGTTCAACTTCAATCGCTATAGGCAGTTGAGCAAAGACTTTGGCAATGTTGTACATCGCCTGGCCATCCAGCATGTAGAACCATTCACCTCCGTTCGATATATGGCAACGTTTATATGATTCGTTATGTAGACCACCAATACACAAGTCTTCATGGTTACCACGTACAGCGCTAAACCATGGCTGAGAAAGTAATTCGATACACTGCAGGTTTTGTGGTCCACGATCCACCAGATCGCCTACAGAAATCAGATGGTCCTTTTCAAAATCAAAGCCGATCTGCTGCAATTTATTCATGAGCAGGTTATAGCAGCCGTGTAGGTCCCCAACGGCATAGAGCTTTCCTTCAATCTGCTTTTCCAATTTTTTGAATAGTGCCATTTAGACCTCTGTAATCTCTATGCCATGCACCGACATCATCAGGTGGCGCTTAATGCGATAAGTATCATTTTTACGTGTTGCTATGCTTTTAACGTCTTCCACAATTTGCTGGCCATTACGCATATATACAAAATCAGCAACGTAACGTAATTCTGGTTTAGCCCGGGATTCATTGCTAAATCTCACCTTAGGTGCAAGTACGAACGGAACCTGCATCTTTAAATCCTGGATAATTCCGTTACGTTCCATGGCTTTTAAAGTGGTGTACCGACGTTCCTCTTTTTTCGAATCAAACTTAAGCCCGTCTTTTTCGGTCTTGGTGTTGTTGTATTTTGGGATTTTCTTTTTCGGATCGGGTACAGACTGTGAGCACAAGTGCCCCAAGCCTGCTTTCCGAAGTTCCCGATCAGTCAATACCGCTGGCATAGGCTATTTATTCAGCAGCCAGATCCCAGGCACAAACCAGCCCGGTATTTTCAGCCATAAACTCATCCAAAGTTTTAACCTCTGGTAAGCCAGTAACTGCTTTTTTCGTATTTGGCTTGAAGGTCGTCATAACACGACGTTCAAAGTTGAAATACATCCCCGCACTGGCCAATGCCAGGTGTAAAGTATTTGGTTTTAACATCATATTGTTCCCCGATTATCCTGAATCATTTGATAAGCCTTAAAGCCAACTCGAATCGGCATATAGCGGTATTCATCACCATCACGTAAAAATAATGCAGTACCACGATTGCCCAGCAAGGTTGGATAAAATCCTGTACTTTGATCCATTCCTGAAAGGCAGTATGCAAGTCATCAGTGTTTTCAAACCGCATGTTCTACCCCATAACCCTGTCCATTTAGTTGTGCTGAGTACTGCTCTTGTACCCATAAAGATCGCAGATTTCTTTCTGCTACTGCTGCACCCTGTTTTAGCCATGAAGTTACAGCCAGATATTCCTTGTAAGCCGCAAGACTCTTAAACTCGACATCAGCACTGATATAAATCTGCATACATTCGATGGCATGACCATCAGGTATATCCTTTCGGGCATCAATCGCATCGGCTAACTCTTGCTTTAGACCTTTCCAGCCGACCTTCTTTAAACCCATACCCAGATCCACCTTGGCATCTGCCTTACCTTGCCAAAGTTCACAGTGATGCATCTCTGGAACTCGTTGCTCATAAGGTACGGTGACCATGTTGGTTTCCTCCTCATGAATATTCATCAGGTGAATATTCGTATGAATGAACCACTCACATGGCTTGATATGATCGAGTACCAGAACGATACCCATGTTCTGCCAATCGTATGCCCCTAACGCTATATGGAACGGTAACGTCTTGCTGTCTGAAAAAAGATCAAATAATTCTTTTTCATCTAATTTCTTGCGTTCAATGTACTCATGCACATGATGGCCAACATATTCCATTTCCATTGGGAACTTTTGGGCCATGTCACGACGCAATGATGCGTCGTGCTGGTACTGTCTGATCGCTGCCGGCGATATCCGGTTTGGGTTGAATTTCTTCTTACGAACTTTTAGCTTGGACATTTTTCTTTCTCGATTTCGCACAATCCACACAAGCACTATTTGAAACGTAACGCAGTTTTAAACCGCATTTTTTACATGGATTACCTTCATAGGTATCTGCCTCATGTGTTCTATACACCGTAGTAGACTGCCGTGCTCCACCTTTGCTTTGTCTGCCCTTGCTGGCATATTCCATTTCCGTTGGTTTATAACCGCTTTGTCCTCTCGGGATCTGGGTAATCTGATTGCCCTGTTTCTTAAACTTTGCGACTTCCTTTTCCCAGTATTCACGCTGTGACTGTTTCAACTCAGGATTTGTAAATTTGTGAACAACCAGTTCAACACGTGGCATAAATGTGTCTTGGCCTAAACTCATGCGGTAATCACCCTGTAATACTTGATTGAAATTTTGATAAATAAAATTTGATATAAGTCACGACGATTTACGCGACATCTCGCCACACCAGAATTTCAGACTCCTGACGACGGTTAAAATAAGCAAATACGTCAGCACGGTTAAACGTGCATTCTGCAATCTGCAGGCCTTTCGCCTTGGCATATTGCTCAACAAACTTTTTATCAAGGCTCCAGCAAATTGACTGCTCAATTTCAATTGGATCCGCATAGGCCCGGTATGCCTTCAATTCTTTAGGCAAACGTGCAAACTCACGACGTTCGCTGGTTTTCATGATTTTCTGACGGTTTCTGCGTTTACTGCGAAACATCACTATCCAATGATTTTGATCCTTGAAACAGCCACCAGCTTTCCAGGCAGTACCCAGCATGTTCCAGTAGGCACTATCATCAATAATTTTATTGTGATTGCCCTGCATGAAAGCCAGCATCATGTGATGTGGTACCAGGCACATAGCTCGGGCAATATTGGAATCGTTATTCATGCGGCACCATCCTTGATACAACCTTCGTCATAAATCCAAAGAGTTGGTTTACTTCCTAGGCGCATGCTAATCACGCCAGTGCCTTTGGTACGAATAATCACACTTAAGTCATAAGAGCATTGGCGCTCAGTTATGTCATAGCCTTTTGCTTTCATTCGATTTACCACGCCTTTGGTGTAAGGTCTTTTGCCTTGTGCTTTTGCATCCTTAACGCATTGCAGTACTTGGTATTGACGATCAGTAAGATCTAATTTCACACCCCACCCCCTAATCTCACCAAAGCAGCCCCGATTGCCATAAAAATAAACAGCAGTGTCTTGTTTAGGTCTTTCACGATACATCCCCAAAATCAAAAACTGACTGGTGAACAGCAGGCTGACGATCCAGCAAAGGTCTGGTCATATCAGCTAATAAACGCTGCTCTTCTGCTTCAACCAGTGGCATGGCATTCATAATATTGCGGTACTCACGGTTACTTAGGCTCTGCTCATTGGATGGCAGGGTGATATACAGCACTTGGTCTTCAGTCATATCAACAAACTTTAAAATCATCTTGCGACGTGACAGGTTTTTAGTGCCGGCATTGAACCAGTTCTTGATTCGGCTTAATTTGATCAGACCGCAAAACTCATTTGGATCTTCACAGTGATGGTGAACAGGACGTGGTTTAAAGTTTGGTCCTGGTAATTCAGTGATCTTCCCCTTGTACCCCTTTAGCATTTCATCCAGTGCACGACGTTGAGCCTGCTTCTCTGAATAATTCCCCACGTAACGTGCCGCTTTTTGTGCTTCTATGTGCTGTAAAGTCATCTCAATTCCCCTCGAAGATGCTTAATTAATTTTTGATAAATAGGTCCTGAACCTGTCTGTGTTATGCAGCGATATCAGGTAAATCCCCATTAAATCCAACCTGTTTTAAATAGCTTTCCCACTTCTTGGCCTGGGCCGGATTTTTCAGTTTCACGGCGATACGGGCAGCAAGTTTTTCGTAGGATTCCCCTGGTTCACTGAACTTGCTGGCAAATTCAGGATGCTGAGAAAGCTTTTGTGCAAAAGTAAAAATCTGTTTTTCAGAAAGCTGATCAGTCTTATGAGATGCACCTGCAGGTTTTACAGAAGTTTCTTTTGAATATTTATTTCGGTATGCGTTGATCACCCAGTCAGCGAAGTGATAAATCATCAGCTCATCGCTCATTGGTTTTTCAGCGTTGTAAACTTCAAAGGCACGTTTTTCACGTTCAATCCATTTCGAATCCACGATGATTTCAAAATCGATACTGTCATCGGTCAAAAATATTTCTTCACGAAGTTTGTTAAAACAAAACCATGATTTTTTATTTTTAGATTCTATTGATAGATTCTTTGAAAGATTCCGTGTCCCAACGTTGGGACTCTTTCCACGGAACGTTGGGACTCTTTCCGCGGAACGTTGGAACTGTTCCGTTGTTGGGACTGTTCCAATATTGGGACCCTTTAAATCCTCGTCTTCAGCGTCAAAGGATTCCATTGTTGGGACTGTTTCACGACCATTTACACCGATCAAACGGTAGACTTTGACCTGCTTGGTTCTGCCCTTTCTTTCACCGGTATCTTCGATCAATCCATCCTGAATCAGCTCATCAATAATCTTAAGCACAGTCTTGCGATCCATCTCTGTATCTTCCACCAGACGTGCAACGCTCGGATAAGCACAGTGATCTTCACCTGCTCGATCAGCCAGTGACAGAAGAACTAACCGCTTAAGAGGTTTAGTACTTCCACCGGCCTTTTGTTTCTGGCGCACTTTCCATGCCCAGGTGGTTGCGTCTAAACTCATGCAGCTACCTTTCTATTTTTGTTGACCAACCCAGTAATGCGGGTCAGGCCGAATGCAGTAACGCGCATATGTAAGAAAACGCGTTCTTTCCCATCATTGCGATTCACGATCACTGGTGATGTACGGTTGGTAAATACCTTGTTTAAAACGTATTGAGCATGCGGCTGCAGCTTGCGGTCTGCATCTCGATAGATCCATTTTTTGTCTATCAGAAGTTTGATTAGATCGGATTCACGGATGCCGATGGTTTTCGCGCAGTCCCGTAAACAGTAGGTATTGGTGGTATCCGCAATGGTGTCGAGCGCTTCAGCCTTAGGTGCTAGTTCAGCAACTTGCTGTTGTGCCAATTGCTTGGCTTCAAATTGTTCTGCCCAGGCACGTGCTGCAGCAGCTGGATCTGCAAAGTCTGGAAGTAATGCGACAGGTTGTTTAAGTGCTTCTTCCATTGCAGTCATGCGGTCAAAGACTTGAGCCTGTAACTCATAGCTGTATGACATGGCCAAAAGACACGATTCGCGTTTTGGAAAGCGGTAGATTTGGCGTTGCACAGTTCCACCAGTGCCATTCGTGTAATTAGCAGTTCCCAAAAATTTGGGAGCTACTTTTTCACCTAAAACTTGTGGAACTTTTGCCATAAAATGATCATGGCGTAATTCTCTATAAGGCTTTTCTACAGTCGCAACTTCTTTACGATGTTTGTTAATAAATTCAACAAGTTCCGGTGATGACATGGTGACTTGCTGTGTGCTATTATTAGGCTGAATTTGCGTAATTGAATTCATCGTTTGAATCTCCAGAGATTGAAACATTTAAAAAGCCTGATCTCGTAAATCAGGCTTTTTAATATCCAAGTTTTTCTTTTTGTCCGCTGATTTCGTCATGAAATAAGTCATCTACTGATTCAATACGACTCATCCAACTTTTAGACATAACAAGAAGTGCTTCGACCCTAGACTTATCAATGCTTTGATATTCCTTTGGCACAATCTTTAAGCCAAGGCAGCTCAATAACTCGCAAAACATTTCAATTTCAGTCAAGCTATTGTTTTTCAATTCATTTTTCATACGCGATAATGTGCTAGGGTCTACTCCTAACTGATCGGCTAGATCTCCCTGTTTGCTTGTTGCAAGTGCTTGCAAAATGCGCGATACGCCATTTCTGGCACTTGCGCTTAGCTCAATAGATACTTTGCTCATGGGGTTTCCTTAAATTGGTTTTAAGCGGCGCTAGGTGTCTTTTTTAAGAAAAAGTCAAACAACTTCTTATGGGATAGCTTGTTATTGCTGGCATCAACGATTGCTTGAATTGTTTCCATACGGGGTTTTTTTCGACCATGAATCAAATGTGATTCCATATAGCCGTAAGACACTCCTACACGGGAGCAAAAAATACGCTTTTCATCCTCGCTTAAGGACTTCCAGTATTCGTATAGGTTTCGCATGAAAATACACCTTATAGGTAAATTATTATCAAATATACCTCGTAGGTAAAATTTATTCAACCTATCAGGGTATTTATTTTTTCTACCTAACAGGTAAATTTAGCAATGGGATTAACAATAGGATTTATCATGACCGGTTTGATGCAAATTCATGAAATACGGCTTAAGAATGCTCGAGATTTAATGAAAGAGTCTGGATTGAGTCGCACTGATTTTGCTGAAAAGGTAGGGCTTTCTTACAATCTAGTTAGTCAATACATAGGTAAAAATCCAACCAAGAATATTGGCGATGAAACGGCTGCCAAAATAGAAGAGGCATTTAGCAAGCCAAAAGGGTTTTTGGACCAAGCAAATGCTGTCGCCATCCCTTTGGGTGACATCTCAAGTAAAAGTGGAATCCAGATTTCACCTATTGAATTTCGTGGTGCTGAAGGAAGTAAAAAGAATAGTGTGAGAATACCGGTGTACAGGGATGTAAAAGCTTCTTGTGGAAGCGGCATAGAGAATTTCTTAGAAGACCCAAGTGAATATTTAGATATAGACCCATCACTGTTAAGGATTTTAGGCATACAGGCTAAGCCAGAAAATCTACGTGTAATTTATTCTGATGAATATAGTATGTGGCCAACCGTAGCACCTGACAGCCCTCTTTTTATTGATGTGGCTGACAAGGATCCAGGTACGCTTAAAAGTGGGTCAGTTTATGTCTTTAAGCATAACTATGAGCTAAGAATGAAAAGGATATTCATAAGCTACGCAGGTGGAACAACAGTAAGACTTGCAAGTGATAATCCTGACAAGATCCGCTATCCAGATGAATTTATTACCAATGAGCAGCTTAATGAAATTGATTTCATTGGACGCTTAGAGTCAGCCTTAGTTAAGCCGTGAGAGATAAAAATGAGTAACTCGAAATTACCTATCAACCAGATTATCAGCCGAATCAATGACGCTGCTGCTAACAATGAGACAATAGTTCTTAGCGCTCAAGAGGTGAAAATTTTAGCTGAAGAAATTGGTGATCTTTATTATGTACCAGTGTTGACTAATGAGCAGATCGTTCAGCTTTGCAAAGAAGGAAAGCTGGGCCAGAAGATGGTTGATAAAAAAGACGAATAAATATGACCGCATACAACTAGGTCTGCCTTTTACAGAATTAGCCACTAGCATGAGTTTCAATGGTTTTTAAACTAAGAACCTATGTGGGTCTATGATTGAAAAAAATTTTAATAAGGGGATTTATGAAAATAGCTCTTGGTTTAGTTGCTTTATTTTTACTATCTGGCTGTTCCAGTAAGTGTGATGATGGCTGTTTAGTGGTTGATGGAGAGAAAATCCCTTTTTTTGATGCTGAAACGCTTGTATCCAATTGCAATCATTTTATAAACAGCTCATCAAGTAGGCTGGCTGTGGGTTTAAGTTATGAGGAAATTTCGGAAAGAACTAATAACGACCCCAATACACCACTCATGAGTACCTATATGAGTTACATCTCTATTTCAGAGAGTCCTCTAGTTTTTAATAGAAATGAAGAAAATTCACATCTTAAGCATAATCAAATTGTACAAGCTTGTGTTCAACTTAGGCGTGACTTTAATAGTGATAGATATTGGGTGAACTAGCTCTATTGCTGAGTAATACAAATTAAAAAAGCCGCAACCCGAGCGGCTCTTGGATCGGGTGGAGAAATAGATGAGTTTATATATGATAAATCTCTGTACACGACAAATTTCACAGAACCCTTATCCTATCAGGATTCTGCTTTCTTAAAATTGCCAAAATTTCCTTAAACTCTTCTTTTTTCCCAA